TTCTTGCTTCCAGAACTCAGGCCACAGGGGTTTGCTAGAAGGCAGGAGTGCTGGGAGTTCTATGACTTCCCATTCGTCCAGTTCCTTCTTGGCGGCGGTGCTCAAGATTTGACCAGTTAAGTCCTTCTTAGACCACCGGGTCATCACAATCACAATACTTCCACCCGGCTGGAGACGCTGGCGGGGGCCAGAGTTGTACCACTCAAAGACTCTTTCATAGACCTGCGGGCTACCTTGCATGGCCTCTTGCTCACTATGGGGGTCATCAATAATCAGGACATCAGCACCTTTACCGGTTACCGCACCGCCCACACCGATAGCGAAGTAGTCGCCCCCTTTATGGGTGTTCCATCGTCCAGCGGCTTTGGAGTCGGCAGACAACTTGGTTGGGAATATCTCCTGATACTCTGGGGTGTTGACTAGGTTTCTGACCTTACGACCAAAACCCACCGCAAGTTCGGCGGTGTGTGCCGTCTGGATAATCTTCTTTTCGGGGTACAGACCTAGGAACCATGATGGGAACAGATAGGAAGCAAACTCAGACTTGGTGTGCCGGGGCGGCATATTGATGATTAGTCTCTTTAATTCTCCCCTAGCCACCCGCTCAAAGGCTTCTGCCATGATGGTGTGGTGTTTCCCGGGGATAAAAGCAGACCACATCTGCCGCACGAACGGCATGAAGTTCAACTTACACCGCTCCCGCTTATCCACCTGAAGCAGGGTATTGATCTTCTCAACCTCAGGAGAACCCTCTGGTAAGGTATCTAACAGGGTCAGATACTTCTTAATCTCGTCCCGGGTCAGTATCACAGGCTAACAGCCTCCTGTACCGAACGATCCATAACCTTCAGTGTTCGTGCTTGTGTTGGCTTTAACCTTAGGTACCCGTTCTTCCTTAGGTCATGGATGATCCTATGGATGTTTGACCGACTCTTCATATTCAGACCGGTAGCGATATCCTGCATGGATGGGGCGTGACCCTTCATATCCCAGTAGGTCTTAATAAACTCCAGAACCAACTTCTGTCTCTCAGTCATGTCGCTTCGCTCCATGATTCGTCCCTACGGGACTTCTCATTGTTTCTCATTGTTGTTCTCTTCCAGCCATCTCTCTGGATGCCCATGCCTGAATCAATCCAGCCGCTTCCTTGGCTTCTAGTGCCAAGTGATAGTGGATCGTTAGTGCTTGCTGACACCTTCTGTGCCTCGTTGGCTAATCTAATCAAGTCTGATATGTACTGTCCTAGGTTCATTTTTGTTTCACGGAATGTTTCACGGCAAGCAAGTTTAAACACGAACTTATGTTCCTGTCAAATGTGTTTACACTCTCTCGAAAATTTATACAAAAATTTATATACCCCCCGGGGGTGTGACAATGAAAAAAGTTAGGGGGTCGATTCCTAGGCGAGAACAGTGATCTGTCCCTGAATAAATGAACAATGGGGTGGGGTGGTGGGATGAGAGGATTACAGTGTATAGGCGGGGGCGGGTGGTCAAGCGCTGGCAGGGGGGTGCCGGGTGGGTGGGGGTCACGGATGGCGCTACGTTGCGACGTTGCGATTTGCAAATGGATTCAGTGATCGACTAACAACGAATGCATCTCGTCATCAGTCAATCACCAAACAATGTTGTACGGTGCCTAACCTAGGCACTGCGTTTCTTTATCGGTGCTACGTTCTCTAGCAGTGTGAGATGCGACTTGAGTTCTGCTTTCAGTTTCTCAGTGTTGATCTCTTCCACTTTGGTCTCTACTTTGTCAGTGAACATACCGACTGCACGTCCCATCAACTCCAGTGCCTTGAGTTTGATTGATTCGGTCTTGGAGTTCTCAGCGTGTTTAAACAATTGCTCCATGACGTGACGGCGAGTTCGCACTGAATCCTCGATCACCTTTTCTTGCACAACCTCCGAGAGAGACCCCAATAGTGCAATGATCCGTTCATCTCGCATCAACTTGTTCGCATTGCCAAGCACACTCGCATCGTTCTCTGTCTTGACGTTGTAGGCTTTTCTATACGCCATCAACTTGGTATCGCCTGCTAGCAGATGATTGACAAACAGTTGCATGGACGCTGTCAGACGTTTATGAGGATTGCCCTCTTTGTCTTTCACTCCATACACCTTTCCGTTCTTTGTTTTCTTCTCTCTTATTTTTGCCACAGCAATCCGCATCGCTTCGCTATTTCCCGGCTCGGGCGTGTTCGTGCTTGAAATCTCTTCATCGATTTCTATCGCATCTGATTCCAGTGCTTCGATCAATTCATCTCGCTTCATGTCGATCCTCTGTTCGTGTTGACGTGCTAGTGCTTGCACTTTGCAATGTACTCGTGCAATTGCATCCGACCTTCGTTGTTTAAACGTTGGTTGTCAACACCTGTTCGCATTCATCTACGTGATGCACAACATCACCTCTTCAACGTGATGCATCTGAGACCTCTTAAACGGGTCTCTGTGCCTCTCTCTGATCTCTGCCTAGCCTGACTGTTGCCCTCCGGGCGAATCCCCCGGCTTGATCTGTCCCAAATTCGTTTCCAGCGGGTCTAAACCCCTTGGAACCCGCACCAGTGCTAGGTGGTTATTTAGTGACCAGTTGGTGCTAGAACAGGGAGTTGCGTTCGTGCTAGTACTTGTTTAAACACTGTTCTCGTAGTTGATGTTTAGTAGTACCGGTGCGATGCAAGAGCCGGGGTTTTCTAGAAACCGAAAGCGCACATAGCATAGCGTCTCAAAAAAAGGTTGCAGAGGGGTTGTAGTCAAAGCAGTCCTCTCCTCGAACGTAGCGACACCGGGCTAACAAACTGGTGGACTTCGGAGATCAATAGTGATCGATGAGAAAGTACTTGATCAGTAATGTCGGGATGACATGACGATCAAGCAACCGAAAGGTTGGCGTGACTGCTACTGAGAGGGGGTTGAGACCCCATTAAAGAATCTCACAGTCATCGATTGCACAGTGATCACCTACCTATCCGACACACGCATTCGATGTTCGCTCTTCAGGCTTTCGCCTGTTGCACTTCGTGCGAGTGCAACGAGAGACAGCCTGTCTCGTTCGTGCTTTAACTTTCCATTCAATCACTTCAAGCATTTAACTCAGGAGGCTTTATGAAAAAGAACTATCGCAACGCATTTAACGAATTGAAAAAACTTGGTGTACCTACATTCACACGTTCCGACATTGATGGGTTCGCTATCAGCGGAGAAGAATCCAACAGTGACCAGTGGGTCAATTACTGGGAGGGATACAAAGTGTGGGGGAGTGATACCAATCCAAAACTGGATGCGATCCTCTCAAAGCACGGGTTGTTCGCAGAGTGCGTCAATCCCGGCGAATGGGGCGTTTACGCACTTTAATTATCAATGAAAGGAACCGCAATGAAACAACGCAACTTCGTAGCAAAGCATTCACGTTCGTGTGGCGCAGGCCGTCACACTGTTCGTGTGAAGTATTCCCGTAAACAGAAACACCGCCAACAGGAGGCTTAATCAAGATGATCAATCATCAAACACGTGAAGACTGGTTGCAGACAGCAACCAACGAGGTGCGTCCACTGTTCGCTCAGGTAGGTTTCCCACTGCCCGACAAGATCCGTGTGACGTGTGGTTTCCCATCACGCAAGGTTCGTGCTCTCAACAAAGCAATCGGTGAGCACTGGTCACCATCTGCATCGAATGACAACACTCACGAAATTCTGATCTCGCCTGTTGTGGACGATCCGTTTGAGGTGTTGGGCATTCTGATGCACGAACTCGCTCACGCATCAACCGATGGTGATGGGCATGGCAGGAAGTTTGGCAAGTGCGCTCGTGCTGTATGGCTCGAGGGCAAACTCACAAGTACCGTCGTCGGCACTGCGTTTAAACTCAACTTCGCACCGATTGTCGATTCGCTTGGTGAGTATCCACACGCCAAACTGAACGTTGGTCACAACGTCAAGGTGCAGTCAACACGTATGCTCAAAGCGCACTGCCCGTCATGCGGCTACACAGTGCGTCTGTCTCAGAAGTGGGCGAACGTTGGCGCACCAATCTGCCCCGCAGATCGCATGACCCTTTCAATCGAAACAAACTAAACATCAAGAGGCTAATCAAGATGAACATGAAATCAATCAAAAGCAAAATCGCATTGCAACCCCTTGCAAAACTCAACGCTGTTCTCGTTGCGAAAGGAATGCTTGCAACCAACGACAAAGAGCAGGCACTGAATGATGTGACCATTCTGATCAACGATGGTCACGCTACATTCGATGACCTTGCCAACGCTGTTGCTCAAGCACCAACGTCCGCTGTGATTCCTGATGATCTGCGTGATCAGATCAAGACTGCATCGAGCCGTGCGCTTGACGCTGTTCAGCAAGTTGAGAATGCACAGTCATCGCTCTTCCGTTTGCGTGATGAGATCGATAAGAACGTCAACACGTTTAAACAAGACTTCGGCAAACTCGATGCGGATCTGCGCCGTAAACTGGATTCGATTCAGCGTCCAGTGGTTGATCAGTCTGCTATCGATGCAACGATTCGTGCATCTGTCTCGCAGTTGTTCAACGAGTTCCGTGGCGAGACCAAGCGTGAAGTGTTGGCTGAGATTGCACAGACCCTTGGCACGTTCGATCTCAAGCCTGCACGTGACGTGTTTGGTGCTGACACTTGCCGTTATGACAGCGTGGACTTCGGTGATATGCAAGTCGGTGTTTGGAATGACCCTGACGCACCGGCACTTGTCGATGACTACGTGTTCAATCCATCACACTTGCATCAGACGTTGATCGCACTGGACGATCCACTGCCTGACAACGTGTGGCTAGCAGGCGAACGTGGCACTGGCAAGACTGAGTTTGTTTCTCAGGTTGCATCACGTCTTGGACGCAGACTGTATCGAATCAACTTTGATGAGGCACTTGAACGTGCTGACTTCATTGGCGGTAATTCGATTGAGAACAGCAACGTTGTTTGGAAACCCGGCATCATCACTCAGGCGATTCAGCATCCCGGTGCAATCGTTCTGCTCGATGAGATCGGTTTCGCACGTGCTCAGTCACTGGCTGTTCTCCATGCGCTGTGTGAGCGGTCTCCGCATCGTGCAGTCACCATCAGTGAAACAGGTGAGCGCATCAAGGTTGCATCACACGTTGTGTTCTTCGGTGCTGACAACAGCAACGGTCATGGTGACCACAGTGGTAACTTCGCAGGCGTTCGTGAGCAGAACACTGCGTTCTTGGATCGGTTCTCTTTCACACTGCGCTTTGAGTACCTCACCGCTGTGCATGAGAGCGAGTTGATTGCAAAGCGCACCGGCCTATCGTTGACTGCGTCTGAGATCATCGTCAAGTTTGCGAACGTGGCACGTGAGAAAGCACGTGCAGGGTTGCTAACACAGCCACCATCACTGCGTCAGTTGTTTGCGTGGGCACGTTCAGTCAAGCGTGGGTTGCCTGTTGATATCGCATTCCGTAATGCAATCATCAACAAGTTTCCATCCGACTGCGAGGCTGAGTTGCATGGCGTGTACGTTTCTCAGATCAACACTGTTGACTTCATCAAATCTTTATAGGAGGTGTTTCATGTTAGGTATCGAAATCAAACGTGGTGTTGAGGCTACCCTTGAGCGTGTGTTCCACGCCACTGGTAATCACTTCGACAAACTCACCGTTGTTTGGAATGGCAAGACCGCCGGTGTATCTGCCAAGAAAGTTGGCAATGGTGTTGATGCCAACGTCATCTTCCCAAGCATCGATGAGACCAAGACTGTTGACAAGAAGTTGTTCAACAAACTGATTGGCTATGCACTGCACGAGTTAGGTCACGTGTGGTTCACTACCAATCAGCCTTGGGAGGATGCACGTAATAAGTATGGATCGTTCGTGTCTTCGCTGATCAACGGACTTGAAGATCCACGCATCGAGCGTTGCGTGTATGAATCAAACTACGCACCGAATGCACGTGCACTGTTTGAGAATCTCACCAACGCTGTTTTGGAAAAAGATGGGTACGTTCAGCCTGATGACTTCAAGAACATCCCGTTCATGCTTGCGATTGAGGGACGACGTTTAAACGGATACAGCATCATGCATCCATCGATTGTTGATCAATCACCATACGCAGAACATCTGTCGTGGGCACTCAAGTCTGCACACAAAGCACGTAGCACTTCCAAGATTGTTGAGATTGCAATTGAGTTGAACAATCGTTTGCAACAGCAGAAGCAGGCAGAGAAACCTCAAGACAAACCACAGGACAAGCCACAAGATCAGCCAAACGATCCACCGCAACCCGGAGGCGATCCCGGCGATCCTAGTGATGGTGATCCCAGTGGTCAAGGTGACAAGCCTGCTGATGACCCTGCTGATGACGGCAAGAAAAGTAAGAAGAGTGCTAACGGCAAGGGGCGTGAGGTTGAGCCTACTGAGTTCATCAACGATGAGTTGTCGCAACACAAAGCAGAATGCGATGACCGGCGTGAACGTCCACACGTTGGCAAGCCTGTATTCACTGACGTTTATTTTTATTGAGGAAAACATGAACAAATTAATTTGCGAGAAAAAATACTCAGAGATTGTCAGCGCACCCCCGCAAGGTCTTGGTGCCACGCAGACTAATCTTCAGCGTCTGCTACGTTCACTCGACACTGTCGGTTGGTCTTCGCATGAGGAGACAGGCAGGCTTGATCGCAGGGCGTTTACACGCTTTGCAACTGGGTCTGCGAACATCTTCTCACGCAGACAAGTTGCAGAGGCAGAGACCTCCGCTGTGTCGATCCTTGTTGATTGCTCCGGTTCGATGGGTTCAGGCAATCGGATTCAAACAGCACAACGTGTCGTGATTCACCTCAGCAAGATTCTGCAACGTTCACGTGTGCCGTTCTGTGTGCAGGGTTTCCGTACATCAGGCGAGGACGTTTACAACGACAAGTTCCACATGGAGAGACCCAAGTTCATTCGGTTTAAACAGTGGGGCCAGTCATTGCAATCAGTCGTTGCAAAACTAGGTGCCATCGATCAGTGCGCCGGGGGCGGTACACCTGACTACTCGTCACTGGTCAATGCGATTGAAGACATCAGCAAGCGGGAGGAATCACGCAAGATCCTCTTCATCCTGACTGACGCATCGGGCTACATCCCTGAGCACATGAAGCACATTCAGAAGATGGCTGATGCACTGGGCGTGACGTTGATTGCAATCGGCATACACTCGCTTGATGCAATTGATTGCTTTGTCAATTCATCTGCGGT